GCAGATTACGGTTCTCCCATACCGATCATTTTTGGTCGTTATGTCAAGGCTAAAAAAGTTGGCGGGATGTTGGTTACGCCAAAGCTTGTTTGGTCACGGATGTTTAGCCATGGAACGCAGCAATCAGCCAAGTTGATGTTTGTTGTTGGCGAACACGGTTTTGCCGATGGTGTTAGCCCTGATGGGATTATTGAGCCTGAGCTTGAAGGTATTTTTCTAGGCAACAACGCCTTAGACATTCTGTTCAGCGACTTTTTTGCGTTCTATTGGAAACGCAACTCACCAATGCGGACGGATGGGCTTACTGATTCAGCGTCAAGCTTTAACCGTTTGGAGCGGAGAAATCTTTTTTATGGATCGGCTGGCGACCCGAGCAAAGGAGATCCGTTCGAGTATGCGAGTGATGATGATGTATTTGAATGCCCAAGCGATACCGGAGCTAAGTCCAAAAGTTTTTGTCATGCGTTTTCGCCTACTAATAATACTCAGTTTGGGGTGTACGGGGCTATTCCTAATGGCACTGGTTACAGGGTAAATTTTGAGCTTGTGCCAATTATTAAGGGAACTGAAGACAAACAAAAGCACGCATTAACGGTGCGTCAAATGAAAATTACTGGCGACAAAGATTCAAATTTTGACATAGGTAACGAAAATCTGTTAAAAAAAGTACGGCGGTTTTACATGGATGGCGAAGGCCGTCAGTACAGCCCACGCATGGGTTTAAGCGCACTTATAAGAACAAACGGAACAGTGCTTGACGTGCCAGGTAATAACTTAACTGAAAGAGATCGAGTTGATGTTGGCGACATTGTTGAATTTGAAATCAAGAAAGGAGAAATTCCAGAAAACAAGTATCAGCGCAGCAATAACAGAGGCGGTGAAAACGTTGATGACATTAATGCTACGGTCGAGGCAGAGCAGCTTGCAGCCGATGAAGCAATGCAGGTTGGAGAGCAATTTGCTGTTGGCAACGTATTGTTTGTGGTTATAGGGCGCAGGCATCAACGGTTTGACCCTACGATCGATATGACTCAAAAAATTAGCTTAAGGTGTATTGATACTGACGAGTCGCAAGATGCAAGGATTGGTTTTGTAAACGACCATGAAGTTATAGATCCTGAAAAAGATTTTATTGCTGATGGGAGTGGAGTTAAACCTATATTTTATCCCGTAACAAGAATTGCTACCGCTATCGTCAGAAACAACAAGCCCGCTGTTGTAACTGAGATAGGCATCCGAAGTAGAGTTTTTCAACGGCTAAATGGCATTTGCTCTTTTAACAATCTGCCCACTCCAGACCAGTTAGACAAGTTTCAGCAGAACGAAGTATCAGTGCGCTCTGGAACGTACACAGGCTCAATCGTCAGGTCTTCTGTGTTTCAAGTTTACGTGCGCGAAGCTGGCGTAGATAGCAGCAACAATGCCTTTAGATTTAGACGTATAGATTTATTTTTTGTTGTCAGGGGCAGCACGCCTGTTGATCAATACAACTTCATCAGGTTCAAGCATCCACAAGGAGAGCCTAAGGAGCTTGAATACAAGTTTGTATCAGTCGCGGCATCTGAGGTAGCGCAGTTGTCTGACGATGAAGAAATGATTCTTCTTTCCGCGTCAATTTCTGACGTAATAGAACCACTTGTTTTTGAAGATAAGAATATTTCAAGTCTTGGAAGATTTGAAATAGAAACGGCTGGCTCCAGGATCAGAAAGAAAGATATTGAAAAGAACAAAGAATTTTTACGCAACCCAAAAACCAAAATAGTTGGTGAAGAGACCACGGTGCCTTCAGCAGTACAACCAAATTCAGCGAGACCTACGGATCAGGGTGGTGTATTTCGCCGTGCCATCTCAATGGTTGAGCACGCAAATGCAGGCAACCTAGAGCCGCCCGGCAGGATGGGTTCTTTTACTTTTGCAATTTTTGGCAATGCTGATAATTATCCAGGCGGTGAAGGAACACAAAGAACTTTAAACACTCGCGAAGACCTGCCCGGCAATAGATGGATAAGGGTCCAATGGACTGTCCAGAAGCGAGAATTGGTAGCTGATCACTATGCAAGAGTTGGTCAAGGCCAAGTTTATGTTTGGGACATACTTAGTGCTCAAGTAATTGGCAGCTCTCCAGGGTTTAATACAAACGATATTATTCTTATCAGGCGTGGGGAGGGTTCAACAGAAGGCACAGAGCAACCAGGCTATTCCAATTCTCCTTATCCAAGCAGCAATAATTTCAGAGACAATCATCCTTCTGGACAAGCAATTCGGTGGTCCGGATTTTATTACAGGATTACGGACATTAACACCACAAGCGTGCCTGAAGGGCGCATGGGTGGCTATTTCTATGACATCTTTGGCGATGCAGAAAATCTTGCACTTGGAACAAAAAGCAGCGCAATTAAAAGCATTCAAGAAGGAAGTAAAAGAATAAAAATCAGACTTAATGTTGAGGTGATGAGTTTACCTGCGGGTCACTTTACTGGCCTGACAAAGAAGTGGAATTTTTCCGGCCCTGTTGAAGTTATTAATGACGGTTACACGACAAGCGACTGGGATAAGGACGAAACTTTCACGCACACTGAGACCATTTCTCCTGCCAATAACGCTTTTTACTGGACTTATAACCAAGTAGGTTTCCAATACAGGGTCGCTGATCTTGTGACTACCCCTGGTACGTCTGAATTAACAGGAGATACCGAATTTGAAAATCATAGTCAGTATGCAGATCTAAGTTTCTATAGAGGTTTGGTGCAAAAATCAAACGAATCAGAGCCTGAGCACAGCATTGTTTACGTCAACGAAGTTCTACCTAACAGCAAAGTTCCAGAATATAACGGTTTAACAATTGCCGGTTTATCGCTCAAGGCTAGCCGTAACTTTACAAGCTTGGACCAGCTGCGTTGCTGGATCGGGCAAGGAATACCTGTGAAACGTTTGCATCCTGATACGACTGCTTCTGCAAACAACCCTTATGACGAACCGGGTGATTTGTATTACCAAGCGTCGGTTGGCCCAAGCCACTTATTCACCGACCTTGTTTTTTATCTGCTGACTGACAGGCAAGGTGGAGCGGGCAACCTTATGGGCATGACCCCAGATAATGCGTTCTTGCTGAACGTAGATGATTTCAGAGAGGCCGCTAGGTTCATTCACCAGCAAGAATTGTTTTTTAATGGAGCGATTACAGAACGCACAAACCTTCGTCAATACATCACAGACACTGCGCCTTATTTCTTGTGCAACTTTGTGATGATGGATGGGAAATTTTCTCTGCTGCCAGCTCTTCCGTACAACAAAGCAAGCGGTCACATCAACACCGGGCCAGTACCAATTGATCAGCTGTTTACGTCAGGCAACATCTTGGAAGACAGCTACAAGCTCGAATATTTAAGAAGCGAAGAGCGCAGAAACTTTACAGCCACAGTTCGGTATCGGTTTGAGTCGCGCAATAAACTCCCAGAAGAAAGAGTTATGAAAGTAAAAATAAAAGGTAGCCCATCAGCAAACCTGCCGGAAGAGAATTTTGATTTGACACAGTTCTGCACGTCTAGGGGCCACGCTGTTAAGGTCGCGCAATACTTCTTAGGTCTTCGTAAGTTTGTCACTCATACAATTAGTTTTTCAACAACGATAGAAGGTTTAAATTTAAGAGCGGGTTCATACATCAAGGTCATTACTGAGTCTTCTCCGTACAGAAGCGCAAATAACGGTACGGTCAGTTCATCAGGGGCGGTGACAAGTGTCGAAAGCCTCTCTGATGGAATGTATAGCGTCACCTTTTTCCAAGTAGGTTCAGAAGACGTAGACGATGGACGGATGGAAATTAGCGGTGGGAGGGTGGCTGACACCAGATTCCACAATTCTGTGTTCACTGTCCAAGACGGCAACAAGAGCGAGAACGTTTATGTTGTTGAGCAGTTAACGTTTTCGCAGGAGGGCACAGTGGATATTGTGGCTTCTGAGCATAATTGCACTAGCGATGGAGCTAGTGAGATTGCCAAATTCGTTAAAGACCCCAACTCTGTAGAAGTGGAGGATGTCTAATGGCTTTCCCTGATTTAATCCCTACCGCTCGTACGTTTGACGCTGGCGACTTTCCCGTCAAGGTCTTTAAGAGTCAAAACGGCGTTGAGCATAGGATTTTATACGGCAGCAACCGCACCAACATGAAGCTGTCCCTGACTTACGCAAACATCCCGGACTATAGTGCTGAGCTGTTTCTAGACCACTACGAAGAAGAACAGGGGACGTTTGGCACGTTTGACTTTATGCCTAGTGGTTACGCAAAAGGCTGGGAGGGCAATACAAATGAGCTTGACGCAAAGACTTTTGGGAATAAGTACAGGTACGAAGGCCCCCCGAAGGTCGTCCAGGTGCGTTCAGGGATTAGCACTGTTACAGTTAATCTGATTGGCGTGCTCTGATGCCCTTTTTTACCGGCACAAAGGGAAGTCTGTTGCTTGAAGGCAACACCATTGCCTCAGTTCAGAATTGGACTGTCAGCACGACTGTTTCTGTGCTGAACACAAGGACTCTTAGCGAGAGCGATGATTTTTTCGAGCCTGATAGCCGCAACACCAGTGGCAGCTGTCGTGTCCTTTATTACAGAGATGAATCAAATTTAAACAACGCTAGTACGTTTATTAACAAAGTAATTAAAGCGAGAGACGGAAGCCCTGGGCAGGGGGCAAGCCTATTGCAAGGCGATCAAAATACACCAAACGAAGTTCGATCTAGTCTTCGACTAAAGGTTGATGATGGGTCGGCAGACGGTCTTTACATTGAGTTGCGGGTAATAATTACGAATGTGACGCTAACGATGTCAGTAGGTGAAATTTTTGCGGCTGACATTGCGTTCCAAGGGTGTGGCGCCCCAACATTCGTGAATATCTAATGACTGTATATCTTGGCACGTTTGGCGAGGTTGAATTAAGACGTGTCTTCGATGGCGGCGAGTTGCGGTCAACGATTAATGTTTCTGACGTAAACGCAACTGAAAAACGGTTCAGCTTTGATTTTGAGCACGGCCAACTTGTTTCAGGCGATCAAGTCGAAATTACAAGTACGGATGGCAGTGCGCTTGATTTTGTAAATAGCTATACAGATGCAGGCATAAAAAGATTTGTCCATGTTGACGAGCTAGACGGGATCAGGCTTTACGACAGTTTTGCCAATGCAGTCAGTGGCGGCAAACCAAATGCGATTGCGCTTGCCACTCCAGGCAACTCAATACCTATTAAGGTTGTTGTTGAATCTGCTGCGCCGCGTCTTTTAGCTCAGGTACAAAGCTTTGAAATTAATACTGAGCGCGAAACAGTTGACACAACGGTGCTATCTGATGAGTTTCGTTCCAGAGTCAATACTTTAATTTCCGGCTCCGGCCGTATTACTGCTTTTTGGGAATATACCGGTGATACGGAAAAAGAGGTACCAATGTATTTGTACGAGCTAGCGCACCGCACAAAAGTTGGCAGTAACTTTATTGGGCGTTTTTATATCAAAAAGAACGGCTACAACCCAGGCAACAACGCTGCTCGCGATGGGGATGAAATTTGGTGGCGCGTTGTGGGAATTATTACATCAGCCGCCATACAGTTTTCACCTGACAGCACTGTTCAAATTACGGCTGATTTCATAACAACAGGTCCGCTGCGTTTAAGAATGTCAACCCAAGCGCCAGATGCTCTCTTGCAAGAGGACTCTGGTGACATACGCTTGGAGCAAGACAGCACCGCTAAACTGTCGTTACAGCAGCAGCAATTTTAACCAGGAGCTAGCCGTCCATGGCTGATTTAAAAATTAGTGAGCTAAATGCTCTTGGTGGCTCTGATCTAGCCGCTGGTGATTTAGTTGCTGTTGTCGATAGCAGCGCCAGTGAGACCAAAAAGCTAACGGTCGGTGACCTAGTCGCAAATGGCGTCACCTTAATTAGTGATGACACGATCCCTGGGGCGAAGATCCTTTTTGGCGCGGGTGACGTTGCTACAGCAGCTGTTGCCGATTCAGCGATCACGACTGCCAAGCTTGCCAACGACGGTGTAACAGCAGCCAAACTTGCCGACGAATCAACGGTTGACCTAGTCACGACGCTTCCAACTTCTGGAGCGTTTATGGGGCAACTGGCATTAGATACGGGTGATAACAGGCTGTATTGCTGGAACGGGTCGGCTTGGCTGAGCCTAAAAGCTGCTGGCTCCATCGATGCTGTGACTGGCAGCACGGTTGGTCTGGTTGACATTGTTGTCACCACCACAGGTTCAAGCGTTGCTATTGCCGCAACTCAGAATGACACTGATGCAGCAAACAAGTTTTTAGCTGGCCCCACTGGCGAGGGCGGTGCGGTTGTTTACAGAACAATTGATGGCAGTGATATTCCTGTCGCAACGACAAGCGCCAAAGGTGGTGTGGTTGTCAATGGTGAAGGGCTCCGAATGGACGCCAACACGATTGAGGTTGATAACGATGTAACGGCCAGCTCAACGCACCATGTCGTCACTTACAGCGTCAAAGGTTTAGTAACTGGCGGCCGTGCTTTAACGGCTAGTGACTTACCTGCAGCAACTAGCAGCGCAAAGGGTGCTGTTATCCCTGGAACGGGTTTGGCTGTTGACGGTAGCGGCAACCTTAATCACAGCAACAGCACAACGGCTGGCACTTTCACGAAAGTAACGGTTGATGGTCAAGGCCATATTTCAAGTGGTGCGGTTCTTGCAGCTTCTGACATTCCCAATATTTCGGCTTCAAATATTACAAGTGGAACAATTGGCAGCGCACTTTTGGGCACGGCTTCAGTCACAGCCGAAAAAATGGCTGACGCTTCAATTACTAAGTTCGGCGGTGCTGGCTCAACCGACAACGTCGTTACTTTCCCTGATGGTGATTTCAAGGGTCAGTTTTTCTTCGACGAGCTTAATGAAGACCTTTACATTTTTACGGGTACTTCATACTTACCAATCACGATTATCAGCGGCAACCTTGTACTTGCTGGAACGTATGACGCCGCTGCGAACTTGCTTGATAGTGTGACAAGCGAGGGTAGTGCTGCTGGTTTTACGAGTGGGCAGGCATTGCCTGCTCCAGCTGTCACAAACCAAAACTATTACGTCGTTGTTTCGACTTCTGGTACGGGTTCTGGCGCAGCGCCTTCAGTTGCACTGGCCCCGCCAGATATGTTGTTGTCTACAGGCGCAGGTGCTGACTTTGTTCTAATTGACGTTTCAAACGCAATTGCTGGACAGACTGCTTCTAATATTAGTTTTACGGCTGCTGGAAGTATCTCAGCGACTGATGTCCAAGCTGCAATTCAAGAGCTTGACAGCGAAAAGATTAGTGCTGCCAGCCCCACATTTACTGGGACGGTGTTACTGGGCCAGAACACTGTATTGGCGTTTGAGGGTTCTGCAGTTGATGAATATGAAACCACGATTACAGCTATAAACCCAACTGCAGCTCGCACGATTACATTCCCGGATGTTACGGGAAACGTTGTAACTACGGGTGACATTGGAACAATTTCAAGTGGAATGATTGCTGATGGCACGATTGCCAATGCGGACATCAGTGCAACTGCAGAGATTGCAGTTAATAAGCTTGCGAATGGTAGTGCTCGCCAACTGCTGCAGACAGCTGCTAATGGCACAGATGTTGAATTTACCGACAATGTTGATGTTCCTGGAACGTTAGACGTTGGGGGTGTTGCAACGTTCGACAGCACATCACTGTTTGTTGGCAACGCTACGTTCAATGGCAGCCTGATCT